GTGATGAAGAAGACCTCTTGAAGTTTGCCCGAGAACTTTATGATGAAGGTTATACTAAAGGTTTCAAAGTGGGGCACGATGCTGGTTGGGAATTAAATGAAGAAGTATCACGCAAAGGATTATGACTTTACTTGATACTCTCAACTATTATCTTGAAGAAGCATCAGGACAAATGGAAGAACTTTCTTGGGAAATCCGTGAGGAAACTAACTATTCTGAACTTTATGATTTTCATAAAGAAAACTATGATAATCTCAAACAAATCAAATCTATTATTGAGGAACTGAAATGAAACTCACAGCATTAGACCTTTATATTCTCACAGACACTCTACTTCATTCTTTAAGTCAGAATAATTATTGGACTGGTTCTGCTACAAAAGAAGCACGGGATGGTGTCCTTAAAAAACTTGAAATCATTATGAATGATATGAGTGTAGAGATTATCACAGACAAAGCAAACTTCACAATTGATGCTGACGCAGGTATTTGAAATGACTGAAATGAAACTCTATAAACTAACCTACGAAACTGAAATCGTTATTCTTGCCGAAGATGAGAAAGAGGCACTCGCAAATGCCCAGTATTATGTGAAAGAAGAAACACCAGAACTTGTGGATTGGACTGGGGTAGATGAAATGAACCAAATTCCAAAGTGGAAAGGTGCTATTCCTTATTCTGCGAAAAGGCAGTATAATGTGAATGAACGAAAATGTGAGGAGTTTGTGGTATGACTAAATGCACCTGTTCTTATCTTCAAATAGGAATGAAGACCTCCGACACCAAAAACCTCAATCCAGATTGCCCATTACACGGAACTGATAGTGTGTGGTATAATAGTCCAGAACAAGTCAAAAAGAGAGATGAAAGGTCGCAACGACTTCGGGAACTTTATGATGCTGCTCGCAAAGCAAGGGAGAATGTAAAATGAAAGTTTATTCACTTTATCACAACGACACTTATGTTGCTTCCTTTCCAAATAAGGAAGATGCTATTTTCTATGGTAAGCAGTTCTATGAGGATGGATGGTCTTGTAATATTGTAGAAGAGTATTTGAGTAAATCTCCACCACTTTATAGCACTCCTTATATTCCACCTGCTTCAAGCACTACTCCTACTATTCATAATGTAGTAAAAGCAGAACCTTATAAAGATGTGAGAGCAAATTGGGAGGAGAAATGACTTACGAAGTTCAAACTTGGGATGATGCAGATAAAACTGTGTATTATGAAACCGTAAAGGATGCTATTGATTATGAGAATGCTCGTGATATAATTGTAGAGAAGTATCCAAATCGTAAAGTAATTGCTGTGATTAGAAAATGAATTTACTTGAAACACTTGAATACTTTCTCACAGAAACCGCAGCAGATATGGATGGTTTGTCTTGGGAAATCCGTGAGGAAACTAACTTTGAGGACAACAACATAGACCATTTGACTGAATGTTATGATTTCAATAAAGAACTTTATGATAATCTCAAACAAATCAAATCCATTATTGAGAAACTGAAATGACTGAAATTCAAACTGAAATGACTGAAATTCAAAAAGTAAAAGCAGAAATCAAAATGCTTGAGAAGAAACTCTCATTCTTGGAGGAACTGGAAAAAACAAAATCACCAGTAGAAGAAGCATTCAAAAGAGTTTATGGTAGGTATCCTGTGACTGATATTGCCGATACTTGTTGGGATGGTTCAACTTGGACGAATTTTGAGCAGGGTTATAATGCTGCTTATGAAGAGAAAGTATCACAAGAACCAGAAGAAGAACCAGAAGAACTCAAAACTCTTCATCAATTATTTCATGAAACAGTATGGATTGTACCTGATTGTGATGAGTTTTGTGAAATTGTAAAAGAATGGATGTCTCAATACACTCATAATGTGATGACTGGAGAATACTTGAAAGGATATGAAGAATGTCTTACTGTTTTGGGAGAAAATTTGAAATGACGAAACAAGAACTCAAAGAACTTATCACCCCAGAGTTTCTTTCTACACTTCATAGTGCTGTGGAATGTTGTGGTTGGGATGTTGATGCGATGGAGTATAACATAGGACAACCAGTAAAACCTTCTGGGGATAATCTACCGTATCCTTATATATCTTCCTACATTCATAATCCAAAACAATCTAATTGGACTTGTTATATGTTTGGTGGTAGTCCTGGTTGTGGAATTGCTTATACTCCACAAGAAGGACACGTTCCTAATAGGTTTGTGAGGTTTATGATGAAACTTTGTTTTGATTGTACTTGGGTAGAGGAGAAATGAAATACAACAGACCTATGAACTTCTTTGAGAAAATCCAAGTTGGTTGGTGGTGGATTGGAGAAATCTTTGATGAATGGTGCTATACTATGAGAAGTGAAGACGGAGAGTTCTTTAACTATCTTCAAAGTGATTATGTCCGTTATGAACAGGAAATGTATTATGACCACAAATAAAGAAAAAGCAGAAGAACTCCTAAAAGTTATTTGTAAAAGTGAAGCACACAATACTGCTTGGATGCTTCAAGAGGTTCTTCAACACCTTCGTAAGCAACTATCAGGACAAAATCCTGTTGATTTTAAGGATGAACTAAATGTGATGTATGTTCTTGGTTATGATGACTGCTTAAAGGATATTGATGGTATTTGTGATGAATTGGAGTTGCTATGACGAATACCGCATACCAAATCTGGGAAACATTCAAAGCAGAATTGATTGTTGAACCCACCGATGATATGAAACAAGCACTAGCATCTTCTATTCGTGTGATTTCTTCTATCATTCATAGAGATGGAATTATTGACCAAGAACCCTTGTTTATTCATATTGCTGATGAACTGAATGAATATGCTGATGAATTGGAGGCATTATGACTGAAAGAGCACAAAAAGTATGGGATACTTACATCAACGGATATTCAGAAGCACTAATGACCCCTGTGGAGAATTTTTCTACTTATTTGGATAAGGATAGTAGAAAAATTCTTGCTTCTGTTATTCGTGCTATTGTAAGTGATTATGAGACTTGGGAAGATGGAACTTATATGGTAAAATCCAAGGATATTCTTGAGATTGCTGATGAATTGGAGGCACTCTAATGATTTTAAATGAAGAAATCATCAAACTTGCTAACACCTATGGGTTTGATAGACACATAAGTAAAACAACACACGACATTTACTGGGAATGTGATGAAGAAGACCTCTTGAAGTTTGCCCGAGAACTTTATGATGAAGGTTATACTAAAGGTTTCAAAGTGGGGCACGATGCTGGTTGGGAATTAAATGAAGAAGTATCACGCAAAGGATTATGACT